CCTCTGAAGTTCCCCGTATTACCTTGGGTGTCCATGAATAACCATCCTTGTAAATGTCGAAATAAATCAAGCCCCAGTCAACCGTACCGGAACATTCTCTTGCGCCGTATTTAGACCCCATCCCCTGTAAGGCAGGGGTGTATATACAAAGCGTGTCGATATCCCCACTGTAGTCAAACCAGTGGACATGAGAGCGAATAAAAATGTTTGCCTTGGGTTGCTGCTTCCTTTCTGCCCATAGGATGTTCCATAGCTTATCCCTTCGGATGCTTGTGCCTCTTGTGTGGGGTACAGATGTGTTGCCTATCTTGTGCTTCATGTCAAAAACCTGCCCGTTTACTTCAATCCATTCATGTTCTCCTATCTTTAGGGCATTGACCCCAGTGGCAATCATGTCCTCCCAATCCTCTTTGTATCCGGTATGATATGGAGTTCCACGAGTCATTATAATTTTATTAGCTTCACATTCTTTAATACATTCGATAGCTATTTCAACCTGTTTCATCCTTGACCGGGCTATTAGCTCAACACTGCCGGACCTTTCACCCCTTCCATCGATGCAATCACCGTTCACAAGCAAGATGTCTATTGGTTTGATTTCCTCAAGGATTTTAACGTATTGCTTCCAGAGTTCCCGTTGGATTCGATAGTATTTTCTGCCGCAGATAGCACTTTGGAATTTAGGTGGTGTTAGGCCAGCACGATGTCCGCAATGAAGATCAGCAATAATAACTACTCGTTTAAAATCTTTCTCATCACTCATTACCCCTCACAAGTTAGGGTTAACCGTGTGCTTCCTCGTCATTCGGAAACAATGCTCCCGCAGTTACATCAACCGCCCTGCCAATAGAATCCATGTTTGCATTAATGAGTTCCCATGTTTCCTTTTGGCCACCGGTTGAAATCGCTCCAATTCCGCTTGCAATTTTCGGCAGGGTGCTAATTACGAAATCCTTTTTCTCAGCACCAGAGCCATTCTTGTCAAAAAGTTTCTCAGCCAGCTCTACCAAGATAGGCAGAAATTGAAATACGATTCCCAATATTGCAGTTACAGACATAGACATAATTATACTCCTTTCTTTGTTTTCAGTGTTGATAATAGACCACCAATTATAATCATTTGAGCATCCTTAACGAGTCCCTCAGTGTAAAAACAACCGATGATAAGAACGCTTAACATACCGGCTATGATCAAGGTGTCATTGTCAAAAATATCTGTTAAAAATCTCCAAAAGTTATTCATGATTTCTCCAATGCAGGAACTAATATCATTGCAATGTCGGCCAGTTTTATTTTCTGTTCCACCTGAAATTCATGGTTGATATAGTTACCCTCGATTAATTTTTTATGCACCTTGAACTGGCTTAGTAGTTTCGGAACATCAACTATAGTTTTCTGCTCAATTCTTTTCCCTGCTTCAATATCCTTGATAAATTCTCGGAAGCTCTTTCCGACCTCTCGCCAAAAATCGTCCGATTCTTGTCTGGTTATATGCTTTGTTTCTTCTAACCGAAGCACATAAGGGGCCATCCATGTGGCGATATCCTCTTTTAGTTCGTCAATTAGCCACTCATCATTTTTACCTTCGACTTCTTTTAGGTAGCTGTTTTTCCAATGCGCGACTTTTTCGAGCAAGACATCGAGTTCTTTACGTACATTTGCTTTCATTGTCCCTTCCCTTCAGCCCGGGAACTTGAAAAACTGTGTCGCTAATTCTATCCTGATCCACCATCAATTCATCCATTTCACCTTCGAGGATTTTCTTTATTCCTTCGGCCAAAAACTCATTAACCATGTTAATTCTTTCTCTAACCTTTGTGTCATATGGAGCATTGCTATGTTCATCGATAATAACCCTCATATCATAGAACCATTTTTCTTCTAGGGCAGCATTTGGATTGTAAAACACAACAGAAAAACCAACCGGAAAATAATTTCTTAATCCATGCTTTTCTATGACATGGCGCATCGCTCCAATAGTTTTTTCAATTAATTTTGAAAACATGTTACACCTTCCATTGAACCTTATCGGTCATTACAAAATCGCCGACTCTACGACACAATGTTTCTCTGCAATTCGAACAATATATGAGAGTGTGATCTTCGGCAAACCAGAACCGATCTTTCTCACACACCTTGCAAAAAAATTTCATTGGGACATCTTTGCCCCCAAGTACAAATTCAACAACTAAAGGATGGCCGGTTTTAGGGCTCTCGTGCTCTTTTTTTATTTCGATTTTTGCCATAGCTTTTTAACCTTTTTTGCTATCCAGTAGATAGCAATAATGTATAATGGTGCGCATAGTGGGCAAGGTATACACATAGATATTTACGGCAGTCGCATAAACAGTTCCGGATTGATACTGTCAAAGTGCATATGCACATGGGGGATGATCCCCGGATATTTGATTGATATGTCCTGTGCATGACCGATCAACTGCCCCTCCTCAACTCTCATTTTAATAACCTCTTTCAGAGGTTCGAAATAAAATAAAGTATATTCAAAATCAGACGCCCGAATTAACAGACCGGAAAACCAAACACCCTTGACCGGCTTTCCGTATGGCATTTTAACCCTGATAACATCTCCTTTTGCCGGAGCCACGACCTCTTGGCCGGGAATAGCGATAAAATCAGCGCCTTTGTGAATCTTATTTTTTCCTCTCGGCTTTCCGTACAGTCCGAAGCCGTGTTCGTCATGGCCTCGAATACCGTGTCCGGTTGGTGAAATCATTTTCCATTCTTTTCGATGGTTTCAATTAATTCTCTAAATTTCTTTTCCAAATAGTTTTCTTTGAGATCCACGACTGCATCTGTCACATATTTTTGAAATTCCAAGTGGGCTTTTTCACACAGCAACTTATGTGTCTTTTCCGTTAAATAATCCTCTTCCATTTTGTTGTATTTCCTCATAAAAAGCCATCCAGCTATAGTTATCAACAACCCCGAAATGGCAGTTGGCAGCCAATCTTTCATATTAATTCCTCTTATACCAAGTGGTACATTATGTCAAGAAAAAAATGTACCGTATGGTACTTTTTTAACTGAACATTCACCCATTGATTTCTCCTATGGCAGATAGCCCCATGTGGCGCCACCCGAGCTATACGCCCCTGCCCCTGCATTTGAATCATAGACAGCCCCACCCAAGACCGATGGGGTTGTTATTGTTGTAAATGAATAGCAACCGGTAGGGGGGAAAGTTAAATTCTCATCGTCAGGATTTACCACCACTTTCCAGTACCAGGTTTCGTCATGTGTGGTCGTCAGGTCGTATGTCGTTTCAGCCACACCGTCATTATCGACCTCGGTTGAGCAGTCCACTTTGTCGGCATATATGTCTGTGTCGGTAACACCAGCACCGTTTGTCCACGATGGATCGACAGCTAAACCTTGTCCTGTCACTCCGTTTGCAGGGGTGGGATCTTCTATTCCAACACCGGGGGAAGGTGACGAGTATTCTTCTGCTCCAATATCGGACTTAATGCCTGAGTAATCAAGGCCGATTCCCTCATTGTCCACAATCTGAATTGCTGATGTGAGCGTAATCGTTTTAGCTCCGTAGTTAATAGATTGGATCACACCTGTTTGACCGTTCTCGGTTTTGATAGTGTCGCCTGTTTCTCCTGATATTCCAAAACCGTCATAGAACATATATGGGTAGTCATCCAATGTTATCGTTTGTGCTGAACCACTCGCTTGATTAATAGTAGTGAGCCAAGCACCAGCATCGATGGCAGGGGAATTGCTTTGAAGGGTGAAATCACTTCCAGGGGTTGTAAATTTTGGATCGCCGGTTAGATGCGTTCCATCCTCAAACTCCGAACCGTAAGTATCTTCGGCGGCTGTTATTGTTATCGCCGGAGTACCTTCATAATAGACATCTTCAACATCTATATTGTAGAATATATTGGTGGAAAAATAATTGGTGTCTTCACCAGCGGCATTGCTTTGTTTTGCAACTCCAAACTCACCACTTTCAGAGCAGATATTATTTAAAAATCTATTGTTTTCCAGACCGCTATCAGTTTTACTCAATACGATGCAACCCCATTGCTCACCACTGATAGGATTGGGATTAGAATCATACGCAGTATTGTTGTATGTTTGATTATATTGTGAGGTTCCAGTCGAGTTCCAAACATTAAATGCGGGGCCAAGAGATGTGTTGACTGTATTTTTTCGGGTGATATTAAACGAACTTGATCCAGATATATAAACTCCATACGTCCAATTATCGGCATCAGGGGTCGTTTGGCAGTTCATTGTGTTTAATTCTACCAAGTTATATTCGCATTTTGATAGATTTATAAAACTGTCCGCAGTCCCATATTCGTTGCCGTTTGTCGCTGTGGTAGTTTCAAAATCGTTACTTCTAATCACATTATAATCGCAGTCAGACAACCATATCATCATGTGGCCGTTGCCGACAGAAAAACTGTTGCTTATGAAACGACCATAATCAACGTCAATACAATGGATATCGTCTGTTTCGTCCGCTTCTTCGCTTGCCGCTGGCCCTGCCCCAAAAGTATTGTCATGCACATGTGGATAATTACTATCTCTGATATCAAGTGATGAATAGCTGGAAATACCGGAGAAAGTACAGTCATCTATTTCGAGATAGTGTGAGCCGTTATAAGCATACACTTGTCGACCCGACCCACCTGTAAATGTCAATCCATCGAGCTTGATATACTCCTTGTCGTTAATATCAAATGATGCACTCCCAGAGCGTGTAAAAACAGGAGTTTCACCTACGGCCTTAACATGAGTAATGACGTTTCCACTTGAGCCATTTTGACTCACGTTTATCTGTCCGGTGATTACTCCTCCATCGTCATACCAATAGACCGTATTCCCTGCTGTGATATCCTCAACATCCTCGGTGTCACAACGACTACCGTTGCCAGGATCAGCACCGGAACAAGCCGCAAGATTGGCAGCCCCGCCGTCTTGGTCAGCGTGATAATCTGTTGCGTTTACAGAAAGGCAAAGAAGGAAAAATATAAGAGTTGTAAAAAACAGTTTTTTCATTTATTGATCCGTGTGAATGTTAAATTTAAGATCAGTTCCAACGTCAGCACCAACATTCCAGGCATCGTAATTGGTATCCTCATAACAATTAACATTCTGTGAGTCCCTTACTTCAAGGTTTCCGTCTTCCTCTATGACATACAGTCTAAAATCGGCATTTGGGACTACGGGTTTTGTTCCAGACCATGTAAAATTATATTCTGTGGCTGATCCGGCATCTATGGTTTGTGAGTCTGAATCGTCTCCATATTGCACATTAGTATCAGTGTTCCAAATCTCAACATGAGCATCCCCGGCGGTTCCATCCTCGTTCATCCAGACATCGACTTGACAGATTGTAATTTCAGCGCCCTGGGCTTTTATTAACTGATTGAAGGTTAAGCCAATGTTGTATCCATGTGCATCTGTATCACATTGAACAGCGGTATCGGTACAAGTAACTCCGCCAGAAGATATAAAAGGACTCAACACCCGCAACTGCCCTGCATAAACAGGGAAAGCGACTAAGCACAAAATTAAGACAAGCCATTTTTTCATATTAGTCTTCCTCTGCGTAGAACCAAAGGTCAAATGCTACCAGCACATTGTCATCTACCGGATCAGCCCCAAAGTGAATATAAACGTAACTCCCATTAGCGCAAGAACCAGAATCAAAACCCGCATCTGCAGTTGAGGTTCCGTTTGTGGTGTTGATCGCATCCATAACGGTTGCCCCTGCCCCCGTGTTGAAATCCGGTGTAGTGTCGCAAATTATATCAGCATCAAGCTCGGTAGTTGGATCGCCCTTGACGTAAAATGCTTTCCATTCAGTAATCGTGATACCATGAGGAAAGTCATCTCCAACATAAAATAGGGGTAATGAACGATAAGTGCTTTCTTGGTCGTATGCTCCAGTAGGATCAAACGCCATTGAAACGTGCTGTATAAGAGACTGAAAAACCTCGCCGGGTATTTCTCCATCACTGGCAAAGGCGTAAACTATCCCGTCTTCATCCGATTTCTGTTGGATATAGCCTTCGGTTAGAGTTGCATCCCCGGAATCAGAATATGGTAGCTGGAAAGGCCCATGTAACCAAGTGCCATCCTTTTTAAGAAGTGCAGAATATCCTGAATCTGTTTTAAGAGCTAAGTAATCATCACCCTCGCCGGAACCACTCGTTGAAGCAGGGTCGTAATTATCGGGGTCGGTCCAGAAAATATCACCGTTTGCAATAGAACCTAACGCTCCGGCTGCGAGTGTTCCCCTGAAAATAAGATGTGTCCAATAACCTGTGATGGTTTCGTTTGTTCCTGGTTGGGTAAAATTACTAACATCTGATAAAACAGCATAGAGTCCAGCCTCGTTGACTAGTTGTACTTCAAATGCCGCATCTGCCGCAGCGACAGAATAAAAGTCAGTACCAGCTTCAAGGTTCGTAATGCTTTTAAAATTGGCTTCGGATGTCGCTGCTAATATGTCACTCGCATATGCTCCAAGGTTGGCTACGCTTTCGAGTTTGGCAGGGGTATTTATGTCATCGGTATAAAGATCAGCACCGCTATAAAAACCAAGGCAAACAATAGAAAGTAATAACGTGAAAAATATAATGACCTGCTTTTTCATTTTAGTTCCTCTGTAGCGTTTCGATAATGTATGATGCACCTGTACCGGAAACATCAACGTATATCCCATTATAAAATTCAGGTGGGAACTTAGGCTCACGGCCACCAAAATGAGCGCCACCGTTTACCGTCATTTCAGCCAAGACTTTTCCTGATGCTGCCGTGTTGTCGTATATAATTATCTTGGCATCATTTGTTCCATCAGTGATAACCTCAAAGGCAGATAAGGCCCCGTTTCCGGTTACAATCTGGGCATCTGCGGTTTTTTCCCCACTGCTTATAGAGGCTTCAAATGCGTGTGCCGATCCAATTAAAAGAAACGTGATTAACAGGATTCTTATTAGTGTTTTCATGCTTACCCCTTGATTTTTTCTTAAAAATATGCTTAAAGTTCTTTATGATTCCTTGGAAATATAAAAAATTCGTTATTTTCTTTGCTTTTATGGCCGGTGCAATTTGTTTCTTTAAAGTTATATTTTATCAATCATCCTCATGGTTTGAGGTAATTACGATCCCCCCTATTGTGGCATTTTTATTCGGCCTTGTTGGGTGCTTTTTTGCCCTTTTAATCTGGCTGGGAGAACGTCTTGGGTTTTGGACCTTTGACGACCCCGCCTAAATTCACCAGAACTAACGAGTGTTAGAAATGTCGTAAATTGCGCAAGCACGTTTTGGCCTCTTTTACTCAACTGCAGCATTCTCTGTAATTGTTGAGATGCTTTTTCCGATGTCATTGCTTCTGCTAAATTCTTAGCATTTTTAGACAAGACCGATTCTAGCAACCTATCACCTAAAAGCCTCTCTTTTGTGTAAAGGGGTCTTGTTGCCGCCCTGACAACCCGACCTAAAGTTTTACCCTGCATTTCTTCAAGCATAACTTGTCTTGATGCTGTAGCTGACTCTTTGCCTAAAATCATGCCCGTTCTTTCGAGTACTTGCATGAATCGCTTGAGATTATTGAACTGATTCGGCGACATTGCTTGCTTTAAAACTTTCCTTTGTGCCAAATCACCCCATGCCTTTTTGTAGAAATGCCCTCCGATATTTGTAATTCCACCCGTTGCGCTCATTTTTGTAGATTCAAATAATTCCTGAAGATGAACCGCCATTGCCCTGTCCCATACTTCAGGGTCTTGTTTTGTTATGGCGTTTCTAACCTTTCTAACTATTTCAGGCGCTCTTTTCACTTCAGGAGATGCAAGAAGTTTACGGGTTGCACTTACAACCTTGTCACCCTCTAATTTAGCAACATCACCAAGTATGGTTTTTTTGCCTTGTTTTGTGATTTCCTCGGATAAATCCCCGTATATTTTTCTCGCCTTAGCATAATCGGGGCTTATTTCGTCCATAGCCTTAACAAGTTTGTCTTTTACTATCTTCATTTCACGGCGTAAAACCCTATCTGATTTTGCCTTGTTTAATACAGCATCAATCCCCCTTGTTTTCACCCTGTGTAATTTTAGCAAATCGCCTTTCGATTCCTGAATCATATTCTTGATTTTAGTTAAAACCGCAAAAGATGGATCACCCTTGACAGTTTTTCCCAATAGACCGTCAATTTCTTGGGTTGCATCTGAAACATTGATGACTCTCGGTTTCTTCGGCACCTTAAAACCATCAGGTGGCTTTCCTTCAAGCGCCTGTTCTATTGCGTTTTTATGCTTTTTTAATTTGTTTATCTCTTTGATATCCTTTGTGCCACCGGCTACGGGTACATCTTTTTTGAGTATTCTTTTATAGTCTGATGATATGCGACTTAAATATGCTTGATCGGTTTCTTTTGTTACCCTCATTGTCGGTACGCCACGGCCTTTTAGTTCTTTTATCATATCGTCTAGGACCGCAGTGGGTTTGACATTTTCTAGGTTTTTAATACGGTTTTTGGTTAATTTTAGGGAGGCCAAGAGCCTGTCAGTATCAACTACTGACCTTTTTTCAAACGCTTTCTTATATATAGGGCCCGCCCTTGCCCTTCGGACGCTTACGGGTTCCATTAATGCTTTTTTGGATGCTTTAACTAATTTCCCCCCTGTTTCGCTTACAGTTTCTTTTCCTGGTGAAACTTCTTTTAGAAATTTATAAACAGCATCGTCTATCTGTTCTACCTGTTTGGTTCGTGCTTTCTGGATAATACCTGAAGATGGTTCTAAATCTCCAAGCAGACTGAATTTATCAGCAAGGCGTTTACTTCCTGTTGTCTGTGGAGCATAAAGGTCAATCCCAAAATCTTTGCCAAGGCGCTCCATTCTTGCGACTTCTTTAGGGTTAATTAAACCCCTGTGTCTTCCGGCGTGGGTCGAAAGTTTACCCCCTCTTGCTGCTCCAATTCGATTAACACCACGACCAATAAGCCTTCCAACCTTCTCACCACCAAAAGCCAAGGCCCCTTCTGTTGCCATTGACTTAATGTTTCCGGTAGCGGTTTGGGGTTCGCCATAGACTGTTGACCCAATGGATTTTCTTATACCTTCCCCACCGGCAGCACCCAAGGCCGCCGTCCCAGGTCCACCAACAGCACCGATAGAAGATAGGATAAGTGTCGGTAAATGCGCTCCTGTTTCGGCAGTAAATCGCTTTGCTTTGGCGAGCCAGGTATCGGGGGTTTCTCTATACAAATTACCATCATCACCCATATAGACAATCTCGCCCTTGTGAAACCCATAACGCTTTTCAGCATTGGGGTCATTGGGAAAGCGTGTCTTTGCATATATCTTAATTTTTGTCTGCGGATCGTCAACAATCCCCGCCTGAAGCATCGTACCCATCCCGGCAGGATCTTTTTGATCCTTCATAAATTGTTTTGTCATCACACTACTAAGAGGCTTGTCACCAATGAATTGATCCTGTGGCCCCAAATCTCCAAGCAATAATGAATCTGAATATTTAACCCTTTGCCTTTGTTCCTCTTGTTTTTTAGGAGGCAATAAAAGTGTATCTGAATATTTGCCCATTATTGTGACCCCGTCCCAAATTCTTCCGCAAGTCTTTGTTTAACCTGTGCAAACAAATCGGCGGTTGTTATGCTTGGGTTCTGCTTTTTTAGCTCTGCCTCATATGCCTGACCTTTTTTTTCAATAAGACTTTCCATCTTGTCTATTGACATAAGCATATCGTTTTTCACCATGTCGTTAAACACTTCAGACTTAATACCCTGTTTCATATAATATGCCGTTCTCATCTGAACCGCTTTTAGCTGTTTATACTTGCGAACTATTTTAGACTGAAATACAGCAGGAGAATCACCGTCAAAAATACCCTCACCCGGATCTGGCACACCCTTCCTCAATCTCTTTGCTTCCTGGTGACTCATCTGTGCGCCCGTCATTTCCTTTATAGAACGATTAATATTATCAAGCGCATCCTGCCTGTATGCCCCAAATTCCTCTAATTTCCCTCGGTCTTCTTCGGGAATATCTACCCCCATTTTGTTTTTAATTTCTGTCCATTTTAATCCTAATTTCGTGGGTATTTCCTGAAATTCCGGCTTATATAGCCCTGCAATTTCTCCAAGCCTTGCAAGCCCTTCTGTCGTTGCGATCATAGTTTTTTCAAGGTCTTTTTGAGTCCCTTTCTGCATATCTCCCGATGTGACACCCGTTCTAATCGTAGTGCCGTCAATAGTTGTAATTTCCATACCCTTTGTAGGGCTTGAAACCCTTGAGAATTTTCCGGTTGAACTTTGCTGAACAATGTTCCCATACTCATCTTTCTTTAGGTCGCCCCAGGTTTCCTTGCCTAATTGGGTTGCCCTTGTCGCCGCCCTCTCATTCGCTTCAAATTCGACACTCTTGGCAAACAGAACATCGGGAACACCATCAGCCCCTAAGTCTCTTGCAACTTCTTCGAGCTTCATCAAGCCCGGTTCGCCCTCTTTGCCTAATGCCATCAAGCGCATACGCTCCTTGTTTATGTCTAAAAAAAACTGTTTTTGCTCGGCAGAACCAGCCCAGTTTTTCCTCGCATATTGCAAAGCGTCATAATTAGTGAATCCCTTTCCGTCAAGCCCTTCGAAAAACCTTGATGCGGATTGACACGCCTGTATAAGTTTTGTGCCGTATTGTTGATCCACAACCGAAAGTGCTGCTTTTGCCTTGGTGACTTTCATCGAGTCATATGGAGACAGTGCTACTGCCCTTGTTCTCACTACCGCCATTTTTGCATCGTGGGCTTCTTGTTCTCGCTGTGCAGCACCTTTTTGTAACTCTAAGTCTTCGCTCATAATATTGGTTCTTTTTGCGGTTTCCTTAAGCTGATCTTTTGCTATGCCCTGCCGTCCCTGCTCAAGCCTTGATCTTTCCTTTATGCCATAAAGCCGTGTGCCAAGGTCAGCCAGGCCAAAGGCGGTCTTGGTGAATGTGTTTTGCCGGGGGATATAATACGGGTTTCCCATTATGCGGCCCTCCTTGATTTTTCATCTACTTCTAATAAAAATTTAAGATCATTTGACAACCAAGGGGTATATTTTTCAAGTACGTCCAAAACGGTATCCCTATACAATTCATATGCTTCTTCAAGATGACCGCTATCCGTCTTCACAACAATGGGCCGGATCATGTTTTTCTTTAAGTTCCTATAAAATTCGTTTGTGTTTCCAAATTCTCCAACATCGATTGCTTTTACAATCTCTGATCCTCTTTCTAAATACCATAAAAACGGGATTTTATGATGTTCAAGAACATATGCCCTAAATCTACGCAAGGCGGCAATATCTTCCTCATCAAGGTCTACCATCCTCTTTGCCTCGGTGCAAAGCCATGAACCACTGGAAGCAAGAAAGCCAGCAACAAGACCAAGGCCTGCACCAACAGGCCCGCCCATAGCCGTTCCTGCCGCCATATATCCACCGATTGCAGCGCCAGTGACAGCACCGGTAGCCTGTGATTGTCGCTTTCCCTCTGCCGAGGCATGGCTGGCGGCATCCATCTGTGCAAGCTGTTCGACCTTGCGCTGTTCAAGAGATTCTTTAAATTGCTCGTTCTGCTGCTTAATACGTTCTTCCTCAAGACTTAGACCTTTCTCTTGGTTTGCCACGGTCTTTGCCCTTGCAAGCCTTTCAGATGCGCTTGAGGCGTACCCCTCGGCTATGCCTGAAGTCTCCTGCCTTGTTAAAGGTCGCCCGGCAAGCTGTGCCTTGCGCTTGGCTTCCATTAGCATTTGGGAAAAATTTAACGCCATTCTATACCCCCTTAATCGTTCACACCGCTTATATCGTCCTGTGTGTCATAATAAAGCCCCATACCCATCAATTCCATTCCATCAACCATAGAATTAACATCAGCCGATAGTTTAAAGCTATGTATAAGACACGGCCCTAAATTCGTGTCCTCTGTAGCTATGGTGCTTGAATCGGGATCTATGTCTGCAGGTACGTCCTGATAGTCTGTGCCATCGGTTGTGATTGTCCTGTCGCAATAATGTTCAACCGATATATCCTCACCCGATGTGTTTGTTTTCTTCTCTAATAACAATCTGAAATAATCAATTACTGTGTCTTTCATTAACGGAATTTGGTCATCAAGCATTAGGTCTTTTGTCCATACATATTGAGCTATGTCCGTTCCTGCCCATGTCAGAGAGTTTTCCGTATAATAAATTGTACCCTCGTTTGTCGCACCGTATGAATATGTGTTTCCGGTAGTGTCCCTGACCTGAAACCCTGCCTGAAGCGGGTTTGCTCCACTTCCGTTTTCCCTGTATATTTTTGTCCATTCCTGATATTTAAGCGAGTATTCCAACTCGACATTGTGAGTGGCTTGACCCGAGCCGGATGAGACAAGAAGTTTATAAGACTGTAAATCGGGGTCATACCATCCCACCGAATCGTCCTGTCTACTTGCCGGGATATAATCCGAACTGTTGGCATCCCAATAATTAGCAATGTCTTGACTGATCGGAATTATAGCGGAACCGTCACACATAAAAACGCCGTTGCTCGTCTGCCATATCGCAACGTGCCTTTTTGTGTCCTGTGATATATCCGCAACCTCGGCTACCACCATCGAGAGTGGAGCAACACACCCGACATTACCGGACATCTTGGTTGTAATCCAATTATCAGGACCATCCCCAACAACCCTGTAAGTCTCATTCGCTTTGGTAACTAAAAGCTGTTCATATCCGGTGGTTTGAAATACGTTGTAGATTACCGCCGCCGCCGTAAGTGCTGTGTCATCTCCGAAGTACAGGGTTCCTGAATCGTCACCATTCCATATGTCCGGTGCGTTATATGTCGAATAAATACACTTGTTTTTACGCCCGTTGTTCTCATTGAATAAAAATGATCGGTTCTGGAAAAATGCGGAGAACTTATATTTTCCTACAGGTTCCGGGTTTGGTATGCCGGTCACATAGTAAATATCGACACTTGCACCTAACTGTACGGTAAATTGGAGCTTGTAATAATATAGAGGTATTTCGTCACTAATGGCTTTTGGAAATTCGTTTCCTGTCGCTACCGGCTGAAATGAAATAGTGCCTGATTTATAAAGACTCGTACCCGAAACATCCGTACCGTCAGTCAGTCCAGCTACCGCTACCCATGCAGCACCATCCCAGTAATACGCCGACATAACCGTGGCGATGGCGTTTGTTTCACCGGGTACGAAAAATATATTAAAGCCCTGCTGTGGCTCGGTAAATCCTAAAAGTAGGTATTGAGTGGTGTCCAGCGTGTCTATGTCTGCAACATCGGTCACAACATCGGTGTTGACATAGTCCGTGTAGTCGATAAAAGTGGAATCGTTCCATTTTTTAAAGGACGCTACCACCACCACCGAACCGTCCCATATGTTTCTTATATCTCCAAAAGGTGCGTCTGCTGTGCATCTGTATATAGATGCGTTTCCGGCATCGATTGAAAACTGATACCAATAGAGAGAAAGACCTTCTATATATTTAACCTTGGCGAGTCCGGTTTTCGTCCATGTAACCGTCCCGGTAGTAGCTAAAGATGCTCCGGTGTCGGTGTTGTCCGTAACCGTCAGGGTTTCCCATGTAGCTCCCTGCCATTCTTTGACGGTCATGGTGGATGCTTCGCCGTTAGCGTCCTGAACGTAATATTTAACTCCCTGAAGCGGCCTGTATGATCCCACAAGCCATGTTTTACCGGACGAATTATACGCCCTTGTGGGCGGCGTGAAGTTGGATGTCCATGCAGCAAGGGCTTTGTCTATTCTTAGTTCGTCCATCCAGCCGTTAAAATATTTATCTCCTATGGCTGTGCTGTATCTCACGCCTATGGAAAGGCTGTCTGCAAAATTCGCCATATCATCGGCATGAGCCGCATAGCTACCCTGAAGCGTACCGTCAACCGTAAATGCACACCGTCCGGCTACTCCGCCCCATCCACGAATAAGCGCAACATGATACCATGTGTCCGCAGACGGATCCCAGTCAACCGACATGTCGATCTCAACAGCCCCGCCGCCGGTCTGATAGTAAAATACGAGCTTTTTTGTGGCCCCGCTTCTATACCAATATACAACCCATTCATTGTCATCATCTACATGCTGTGTGGCGATTGTCTGATATGTGCCGTCTGCTACCGTGGCGAATCTAACCCATGCCTCTATCGTGAAATCAACGGTTCCGAGTGTCCAGTCGCCGCTATCAGCAAAAGTTATGGCATCGCTTGAACCGGCGAATAAAATTGAGCTTGTACCGAACTTGGTTTGAGCCGTGTCGTATTGGGCATCGTTGACTATGGTGGCATTACCATGAGCCCCGCCCAGTGACGAATCAGGCATGACAATCGCTTCGTCAGCACCGTCAAAGTGCATCAAAAGTACGGAATGGTCATCATTTCCCCCGCCGATAATAGCGATGTTTGAGCCTGTAGTCAGAGAATTGTTTATAGCCTCACTGTAATCATGCGGATTTGTGGCTGTGCTTGAAATCGCTGCTGTTGATGTGATAAAAGAAACAGGTAGAAACTCATCCCCACCCCAGATCATAGATTCAAGGCCGTTCGTATAGATCATGTTTCCCTGGGGGGCTTTTGAGAACCTACCTATACCCGCACCTGTTGCGTCCGTATGAAGTATGGTAGTCGAGAAATTACCGGCCGATGGAATAGCCGTGGTGTTTTGGTAAAGCCTTGGGAGTGTCCCGTCACTTCTGGTCGCATATATAATTACATGGCTTTCGGATGGTTGATCTTTCGAGAAGTGATATCCGTTCTTTGGATATATGTAGATATCCCCGCCGTTATCAATGGAGGTCGTGTTTATTTTAGAATGACCGGAAACACCCTTTAGTCTTTTACCATCCTTGCGTAGATTCTGAATGTCCTGAAACCCGTTGTCATCAATTAGCAAGGGATCTTCCGAGGGCTGCCACTTTCCGAAAAACGCAAACGGAAATGGTTTTAACTGGCCACCTATCGCAACACCAACAATCAATAACAACGCTAAAAATATTATAGAGAGTCTTTTAATCATAATAGATACGGTTTTGCAGTTGAAAGGTCTGTCTGTGACTGTTCGTAAAACTCACGGTTAAACGACTTGAGAGCTTTTAACTGGGCAGCATAGACACCAGGCCATACCACTTGATTCTCCACCTGAACTTCGCTTTCTGCGAGCCTTACCAATGCCCCTGCCACAATCGCATGATGAAACTGTGGAGGTAGTAACGGAACATCGGTATCATTTGCCATTTTGGCGACTCTTATTTCAGCCCAATATCTTAAATCATAGGCATCATCAGAAGCCGGAAACCAAATAAGTTGATTTGTTTCTGCTCCTGCTGCGGTAAAAGATTTTTTGTGCAAATATCTTTTCGGCCTTGATGTGCTGTCGCTCAAATAGCTGTTTTTTTCTTCAGTTTCTTCCGAGGTAATTGATGTCATTTCTCCCTTATCGTGCCATTTGGCATGTAGGATTTTCTGAACATCAATACTCGTTGTTGCAAGGGTTAAACCCCTGTGGTGAACCGTTCCCCCGCTTGTGTAAGCTGTGTAACCTGTCGTATCAATTGCATTGCCCTCAAGGTCTTTTAGGGTCAATGCACTCCCATCTGTCCTAACAGCTCTAAATAGACGATTGTTAATCTCGGTCATTCCACCGACATTATAAAGAGAAACAATGTCATCCGTTACAAACGAATGAGCCGTTGCAACATCACCAGGAGAGCTTTGATTTATAGCGGTTATTGTCGTGGGTGCTTTAGATGCTAGAGAATCGTCCATCTTTCTGAGCCAGAAAAACGGGTACAGGCTGTCACAAGCCATAACCTCGTCAAGATACACCATGTTTATTATCATCTTGATAAGGTCGAGTTTTGCGGTTGCCTTGAGCTTTAAGCCCCTCTGAACCTCGTTGATTATATTAAGAAAGGTTAGGTAATCTGCCATATTGCTCCCTTTCGATAAGTCCGAATATGAAAATAATTAAAACGAGCGTAGGCGCAAAATGAAGCGTAGGATTTCCGATACTGTTGGTCAGTGTTATGGCCATTGCAGAATATAAAATCTTGTTCCCGGTTATAATTCCAAAGAAATTGAAATGCTTGATTTTATCATTGATAAACCCAATTATAACGGCAAGCCCTACAATCCCGAATCTATGTATTGACGCAAGATATTCGTTGTGCAAAGGCACTCTGCCCTTCCATTCGCTGAACGGGCCGAACCCGAATAGAACATTAGGCCAGCAAGTAAATTCTTTTATACATTTCTGCCACATTATCACCCTTTCGCCATTGATGATTTTTTCCAGGTCTGACCAAAGCGCATAGAGCAAACCAATAACACAACCCGTTATAATCCATTTTGCGCCTTTGTTATAAAATACCGCTATGCCTACGGCTAAAGACATAAACGCAAAACTCACCTTTGATAAAACGACAATCGGAACAATCAGCCCCAGGCAATAAACCCATCTTTTTCGGAAAAAGAACGGTGTTGACATAACTATATATGCCATTACAAAATTCACGTTTCCAAGCGTGCCTGATACGATCCCCCCGAAGTCTTTAAAGTGTTCAACTCTAACTATTTTGGAAATTAAATAAACAACCGGATATATCCTAAAATATTGAAAAACCACTATCACAACCTGAATTAATGCCGATATACAGATAGCGTTATAGAAGGTTTCGGATTTCAACTTACTTCCGGTTACTGCTATGTAAACAACAACTGCCGATGTAAAGTAAAACAGGGTCACTATGCTTGACTTTACATGAATAACTCTGGCAAATCCGAGCATGTTTAAAGCGCACATTGCCAAAACAAGTATAGAAAGATATATAAAAAATACGCCTATATACTTGTTCTTGATCTCTGGAAAACCACCGTAAAGCATGGTTCCGAACAGTACCCCCGATGCTATGTAAAAAGCGTAATGCTGCCCGATGTGGATAAGCCCTTTAGACAAAAACGCAAAGGGCAGCATTATATAAATTATCGGAAGTACATACCTCATTAATGTTTCGGTATTACGCTGAACATATAATGAATATTAACAACCCCTAATGCGTTTCCGGTACTGTCACCGGCATAGCACAATTCAACTTCGTCCGTGCCGTCAATCGCATATGCAAGGCTGTCGCTTGTGCCATCGTCAATCAAAGCACCCTTTACGGTTGCGCTCTGGGTCGGGTACCCTGATGATGTCAAATCCGATCCGTCAACAAAACCGTTAACATCGCCAGATGAAGACGTATCAAGCCCGACATCCACACCTACCCCCACGCCGCCACTTTGTGCGGTTTCTACCGTGACAATCTCGACAAAAACATTGTGAATAAAGGTGTCATAATCAAAGTCAATTTCGGTATCAACCTCAGTGGTGCTGGTAATTACAGCCGAGCGATATACCCCGTGATGCACAACGCCGGGACGCTCATCGATAACAACGGTGTGATGGTATTTGTCGAAGTTCTCAACAAATGCGAAATATCCGCCGTTGGTATCAACGACATAAAGATCGACATATCTGTCATCCGCTGAGTCTGTCGGATCTACCTTAAACCTAATTTTATCCCCGCAAACCGTATCACTTGCAAAATTAGTGGAAGTAATCGGGTTTGTTAAGGATGTCATGGCCTGCCCGTCCAAGTCCGTGTGTTCATACAGCGTTTCCAGTGTGGACGTATTAATCGCACACACCCAGAACCTTACGCCTGAAGTCAGCTTGGTTAGAACAGGTTTGCCGTCAGTGCTGATTTTGCCGTCCCAGCTGTAAACCGTAGCTTTCATGTCCTGAAGTTCGGCATTTGCAACCGGTACAATCAACGCAAAAACCAGCATTGCGGTTGCAATCATCTTAAAAAATTTTCTCATTTTAGTCCTCCGTTATCGTGACACGCCCAATCTGCTCCCTGCCCCATTCTCAATCATTAAAGTACAGATTGCGGTATAGCAAAGTGCGTTATAGTCCGTGTCAGTGTACGAATCTCCGTCTAATCCTGTAGTAGTGTTATCAGCACAAATTAAATTAATGGACTGAAAACATTTATATAGAATTTCGACTAAGTGTTTTTGGTTAAACATACCGCCGGGTTTAAACGTGAATCCTGTACCCACACCCACAAAATTCCCTTTTCCGTCCTCGATTCGCTGTGGTGTGAAAATCGCCGTGTACGCCGTGGCTAAATAATTCGTAAAGCTCACGGCCTCGGTATCAAGCTGTGTGCATAACGTCTTTATACTCAGCACAATCTGATACAATGCAGCGTTTAGCGAGGCATCGTCAATTCTGCCCGGACCGATGATATGAATAGGCATCCTCGTAGAACTTTCATCGCTGCCCAAAGCATCAGTACGGTTGCCCTTGCTATCTGTTATAATCGCATTGATAATCGCAGTGTAACAATTCGCAAGGTGTGTGGTAGCGCCTGCTGAAGTGTCAGTGTCTATCTTGACACAAAGCGTGTAAAGGCTTCTTACAAGCATACCAAGCGCATCTACAAGGTCACGTTTTGTTAGCCCGGTAGGTTTTATATTTGGAAATATATTACCCATAGACTACCTTCCTCCCCGGCCTTGATTGCTCTGTTCAGAGTCAAATTTCTTGGCGAGCCTTTCGGCTTTCATGTGCTGGTAGTTAGCCTGGTCGAACACCTTCCTTAATCGCTTTACCTGTCTGGTGTCTGCAAGCTGATACCGGCGGTCTACACCGACCTTTCCTTTGTTAAGGTGTAGACATATCTGCGCCCTTGCGCTGTGGCTGGGTTCAACCGCACATACCCTCATCCGATTTCCTACCTTAACCTGTCTGTCAAAAACCGTGTCCGTACTAACACCCGTTCTCGGATGTGTTGTCACCCTGTTATGATAGGATTTTAGATCAACGGTTTTGATCTTATCCACCTTTGGGGGATAGAATTTACCGTCAACCTCTTTTCGGATATCATTGCCCTTGCCGTCCTTCTTGAAAAAAGCCTGTGAAACCCTCTTGCCGGATTCATCCTGAAATATGTCGTCATCCCGTAACAGTATAATAAATGTTGATGAGATTTCAGACTCACCAACCTTAATTTCTCTACCAAGATGAAAACCCTGAAACGGATGTATTGCTGTTGTCGCTGAAACCGGTACTGAACCGACTTCACCTTCTGTCAGCACTCCGTCAGGAAGTTTACTTTCCGGGTCGAGCATCTGCGCCATTTCCTCGTCAAGCTCGCCTTTACCCTGTTCTTTGCCCTCGTCTACCGGGTCTGTTAGTTTTTTCTTTGTCATTTTATACGCTCCCTGCGTGTTTCTCCCTATAAAAACCAAGGGCTGAAGGGTAGGTGGGAGGGGCTACCGATTCATCGGCCAAGATCACTGAGCCGACTATCAGCCCAAGCCGTTAATTATTAGATCGGTAAGTTCTTCCCCCGACAACAGCATTGTCAGCAGAGTTAAAAACACTCTTTGACGTACCGTAAATCTTGCCGATGCAAAAACCTACTTTGTTTCCATAATCAAACGTCTTTTCATTCCAAATCTTCTTCATGGCGTATGCAATCACACCGGAACCTACGCCCATAAACAGTGCGGTTGCACCATTGAGGTTTGTGCTACCTCCCCATGTAGTGTTTACCGCTACCCTTGAATGTTCATGGATAGGCACTGATTTGTGCATACCTAATGCGCCGGTGAAGATCGGGTTTGAATAACCCCTCAAGGCCGCTTCCATCCTGCTCTGACTGTAAGCCGCATCCCTTTCGGTGAGGTCGTAAGACTGATCAGGAGAAATAACTACAATCCCGTTTGTCTTTTTACCCTTAAATGACGGGCCAATAATCTTCGGGGTGGCCTTTCTAGCGTAAGCTACAAACTTGGCAATTAAAGCCAGCGTAAAATAATCCCCGGCCTCTATGCCTGACGTAGCGGTTGCATCACCGCCATAGACCGCTTTTGTCAAGTCCTCACCCAAAGCTTCAAAAAGGTCTTCGTCTAAAGTTTTTGCCATCCATCGCTTTAAAAGCTCGCTCGCCCACATTCTGAGCCGTTTGTCACTCGGACGCTGGCCAGAAAGTTTACCTTCGGTTCTGATGGCATTTCGTTTTTGGTTTAGAGTAACGTCATCGTCATAGGTCGTTACATCTTCCTCGTTTCCTTCCATAGTGTTGTCGGCCTCAACGCCGTCACCTGAAAGTTCTCGAATCTGACCGTAGTTAATGACATCGCCCTGCTCTTTCTCAAGGTCCGGCAGTTCGACAATTATTGCTTGATTTTCGTCCCTGCCTACCAGACCGTTGCCATAAAAATATGACTCCGTTTTAGCCTCAACCCAGAAGCGTTTTGCCCACGCTTTTCTTGTCAAGGCATTTCCGGTTGCAAATCCCCAGTCTGTCATATTAAAATCCTCCAAATGAAGGATCTTTTAAATCAGGACCACGGAATATCAGGGTATTTCTTTTTTAAAGACTTCGGGGCTTCCTTTAGAAACTTGTTGTACTTGTCTTCCGTCCAGCCGTCCATTTCATCAGCTAGTTGATCCGGTGACATAGCTTCGTAAGCCTCGTAGCCTGTAAGTCCATCACTACCCGGAACATCGGATGTGATGACCTTGATATTGCCCTTGTTGGTTGCATCTATTACGTCTCTTGCGCCCTGTGCGGCGGCTTTCTTCTCCTGGTTGCCCATGTTCATTAAATAATGGGCATCCATAATTACACCGCCGCCCCTGCCGGTCTGCTGCATCCATGAAAGAGTGTCGCCCATTACCTTCTCAACTTCTTTGAATTCCTCAACAGTAAGCGTTTTAAAATCCTTGTTGAAAAGCTCCCTTGCGGTGCTATCGCTAAACTCTGCGATTTCAGCGTCAGACTCTTTCTTTATGCGTTCAGCTTCGGCCTCTCGGCTCTCGGCTTGCCTGTCCTGGTCTTTAAGATAATTAAAATATATCTTGTTGGCCGAAATCGGGTCTTGCTGAAAAACCGCGTTTAGAGTCTGACCATCAAATTTACCGCCCTCAATTATGAGAGCGCCCTCATCAACGGTGTCGGCTAATTGCTGTTTTTCCTCCGGCTTTTCGTCAGGATATTTGGCGTAATATGCGTCCGGGTCCGATTTTAAAAGATCAAGTTTTTGATCTGCCTGAGTCCTGATCTCACCCACCCGCTTATCAAACTCGGTTTGCGGAATGAGGTTGTCTTCAGGCGGTTTGTGCTTTGTCGGGTCTGGTTCCTCATCTGGTTCAGGTTCTTTTTCAGTTTCAACATCGTCTTCGGTTTCAGCTTCTTCAGACTTGGTTTCATCCTCGACATCCTCTTGACTGATTTCCGGCTTTTCTCCCAAAGCCTCTAGTTCTTCGTCCGTGTAATCTTCCTCAAAGATTTCGTATCCCATGACGATCCTTTCCATACCTGTGAGCCGGTAAGCCGCTTAAATTAGAAAATTGTCCATGCCGTTTCCCCGGCAAGTGGGTTTATTTTCAGGGCAACAAAAAAACGGAATTAGTGAATCATGGAGGCTATCTTTGCTCCATGTGGATCGATCCACTAAATCCCGTTAATTTATTCGCCTATGCGTCCTCTACTGGCCGGTAGAGTAGCCCAAACTATATTTTATGTTCAGTTATTTTTTCCTCACTAGTTTCACGTAATGATCTTCGTCTATTATAAGCCTGTGCCATATGATTTCCGGTATGATTTCCGGTATGATTTCCTTTGGGGGATTCCTATACCTGTCATTATCACAACCCGTAATTACAAAAGAAAAAGAGGTGCTTAAAACGAGTCCGATAATCAAGCCTATTAGGATTTGTCTAACTGGCGACATCGTTCCCCCATTGTAAGTTTATATAAATCCCTTCTGAGCCTCCTATCGTTTTCTTCTTCACACAACATTAAAGTCTCAGATGTGCTTCTACCCTTCTTGATAAACGACTTCATTGGAATATCATCTTTTAAGAATTCTTCAATCTCGGCCTGTTTAATTCGTGACATTTACCTCCCCCTGTTCAAATGTGGATAATCTTCAACCTCAATGCCGTATTTCTGCAAAAACTCAATCGCTGAATCAGGCAAGCTGTAGAAGCTAATCAATATATCTGCCAGCAAATCACCGTTTTTGTCATACAACCATTTTACATTTTCCCACCAAAAATCATCATTAGGCTTTACCCCTTCAGGTGGTTTAAGTCTCTTTAGGCTTTCAAGTCTATCCTCATCGTATCTAAAAATTGAAACCTTCGTGTAGTCCTTAAACACCTTGCCTGTTCTGCAATTAGGGTTACTCATATTAGATAAAGGCGTGTGCTTCGGCCATGTGTCAAGCTCATCATCAGGCCCAAGAAACGGCTTTACGGCCTCGGTGAATGACGTACCCCCCGTCCTTGGAACATGGCAGAATATAAACTTGTGCTTATGTGAAATTATGGTGGACATTAACCACTTCCCCAGTTTTCCCTTTCTCGATATAAAATTGTAACCTCGCAAGCCCCGGCGCCTAACGAAATACTAACGTATATGCCAGTGTCACACTTAATAGGGGTTGCAAAATCATATCTAAATGGACGTTTTACAGACGCATCATAAGTGTTTGTGGGTAGAACCTCTATCCCCGATGTACTTGTACCGTCAAACACTGCTACGGTTGGATCATTTGCGCCGTCTGTACCTATGAGAACTCCACACAACAAACATTCCCCTGTGTATGCCTGCCCCGATGCGGTCATTTCCTTGGTTCTGCAACTTTTCATTTTAAACCCTTTATTTTAACGGTTATCTCAACGTCTTTGTCGCTTTTATCAACCTCGACAACATTCTTTTCCTTTTTGCGATACCAAGCGGCTATTTTTTCAACATCAACCATTTTAGACAACCGGTGAACCCTGTGGCCTATCATTCGGGGTTTGAGTTTAAGGCCGTTCTTAATCTCATAATAAACCTTTGCCGCCGCCACTTTTATTTGATCCGGTGTTATGCCTGGATCTCTCTTTTGAATCAGCTTTTCAATATGCAACCCTTTCTTGGCATAGAAGTTTATAATCTCCTGTTTCATCTATCCTATACCCCAATTCTGGCGCTCCAAATAATGAGTGACAACTTCAACCGTACCACTGCAAGTTATCTCAATATATATACCCGTCCAGCACATAATAGGCACTTTTAAAATAGCGCCATTTAAACCTAATACGCTCGCATCATATGGGTTTGTTGGCATTATCTCTGTGCCGGTATTGTCTATCCCGTCATAGATAGTAACGATTGGATCATTAGCCCCATCAGTACCTATAAAAAATGCCAAAAATGCACACTCGCCGGTATAGACGATTCCTGAAGCAGTCTTTTTTGAACTCTTAGCTATTTTCATCTTAATGATTCCAATATTAAACAGTATATTAATGAATTTATAAGCAGAAAAGCCAAACCCGAAACAACTAACTGATATATCATGTTTTTATTATAGAGCTTGTCTATTTCTTCGATAAGGTTTTGCTTGTCTCTACCATAGAGCCTTGTAATTCTATTTCTTAATTCTTCCATCCTTCCCTGGTTCTTGGCCTTTTCCCTGCCAAGTGCCGCTTTAAAGGCATCGTTTTTCTTTTTGACCACACCCAATGCCTTGTCTCTCTCTTTGTGTGCCTTTGCAAGTTTGACTTTTGCGGTTTCTATTAATTGATGATCTTCGATAACCTTAGAATCATCAACACTAACCGCAATGCTTAATATATGTCTGCCAATCATTATAGGTTTTATATCTAACTCGCCACTCATCAACTCATAATAAACCTTCTCCATAGCGGCCTCAACTTGTTCCTTTGTGGCCTTGCCTCTTAATTTGATGAGTTTTGGAAGTTGTAAACCTAAACCCGAATAAAAATTAAGTACTTCTTTTTTCATAATACTTTCCTTATCCCACAACATAAACTTTTGGGGGTGGCATGGTCCCGGTTTTATTTTCTCCAAATGAAACACCGGCCCTTACATCGCCTTCTGATAATGCGGGCAACAGTTCAAGATGCCAGTCAATCGGCGAATCTATGGTAATGTTTTCAAGCACAAGGGTTTCGTATCCCGATTTGGATATGGTCAATCGAAACACGTTGTAATCAGTCTCGGTTTCAGAAGTGCCGACCCATTTTTTAGCCGTGACGGTCTGTTCTGTTATCGTGCCATCTGCCGCCGTAGTGACCGAATCGGCAGTCCATGCGTCTGTGTCGTAGTTGGATGAATCAGAACCTTCAAGATTGACGGTTGCGCCTGAAAGATTTGCCCCGTCCTTGTCGGTTATGTGAATGTTGATGGTGTATGCTTCCGCACACCAATCAGTTTCCAAAGTTAAATAATTTGCTCTTGAGGTTGTCGAGATTTTTGGGTCAATTATCTTTAAGGTACTTCCCTCCCCTTGATTATATAACTGATTACCCGAATTAGATGTAATTAAAACATCTGAAGCTTCGACCCCAGACGATTGACCCCACATACCACTAGCACAATTATGAACATGAATATCTTCCATAGTGTCTTGTGCTGCTTGAAATTTAGCAGCATAAACGTTTGTATTAAACACCCTCTTAAATATTCCCGATACTAAATTTCCGAAATTATAAGTATGTCGCCAACTGGGGTTATCCTTTTCCAGCATTGAAAGAATAGAATTTAATATTTCAACAGTTCCAGATATTGCATAAAGTTGTGTTAAAGACCTACAGTGTAAATGTGAGGCATAGATTTGAAGTGTAGTTGTAGCCGCATTAACGAAAGTAACATTAGCATTATCTGCCCAACTAACATTCCAGTAACTTCCATTAGTTCCCCAATCACCAACCTTTGCACCGATTGTTAGTGTAGCTAACGCTTTTATAATGAAACCAGTATTGTCATCAAAATACACATGCTCGTTTAGACTTATCAACGTAGTTGAAGTCGAACCATTCCCGATTTCAAGCGGAAGATGAATCTGATAAATCCGATCCTCGACATGCTCCGTCATAAACGTAGTCCACGGCTGAAAGTTGCCGGGATTGTCGTCTTCTTCAACACCAGCAGGGTTATCGTCCATCACTTCGGAAAGACGGTTGACAGTACTACCCGTACCCGTGATCCACCATTTAGTAGCAACGGCAGTGTCACATTTTGCCGTGTAAGCCATTAATTACGGCCTCCAATTAAACACGCTCATTATGTCGGCATTTCCACCGATAGCAGTCCGAGCCGCTTTGATGATCGTCCACCATTGATTGAGCGTCTGCTTTAGGTCGGTCGGCAGCGTAGTGAAATTGCCACTATCCACAATCCCTTGAATAGTCGCATGGCATTGCTCGATATTGTTCGTGCAGTCCTCAAGCGCCGCCCTTGCCGAAAATGCCGCCTCTCGCTGGACTTTTTCAGTCCAGCATAGAGTTAAGTCGTCTGATACTGTCATGCTATCTCCTTATTTCGTCATCCCCGATTGTGCCATTTTTTCCTCTTTTGTGTCCATCCGATCTGATATTTCCTCTGCCTTTGGGTCGCTTGAGTATTCAAGTGCGGCTTGCCTGTCGTAAAGACCGACCTTAAATTTCTCTATCGCAATCTGTTCTTTTGCCATCCTGTTGGTAGGCAATGAACTTCCGGCAGTCAGTCTTATATCAAGATCCACCAGCTTGATTTTGTCTTTATTGATTTTTTGCAAGGCCATGTCCCACTTCTTACGATTCTCAACCTTTTCGATCTTCTCAAGTTCCTCGTTATCCTTTGTGCCATCGGGCGGTTCTTCACCTTCGGGGTACTTGGTTTCTCTGCCCCCTTCAGGTAACAGCCGATCCCACATATACTTCGGCCAAACCCTCAAAATGATAGCAAGCTCCGCTTTTGCCCCCTTTACCAATGCAACCTCTAACTCTTTAAGGGTCGGGTTCTGCATCATTGAAGCTGTGTCCTGTAATGCCAGTCCGAGCTTGCCGCTCATGTTTTCCTGGCCTTTGGGTATTTTACCCCGCATAACTTCTGGAAGATCATACTGATCGTCTATGTTCTGCTTGTCTTCCTCGATTCTCATAGCCAAACCGGATAGATCAACAGTACCTGGTGACAACCTAAACGGCGGCCAGGGTGCGGCTTTATCAACTATAAGTTCTGATCCGGGTTTATCGGGTTGACCTGACCATTTAGAGTCGTCTGTTCTTACAACAGGAGCATTTAAAGCTTTAGACACCGCAAATATAAACTGCGCCTCACGCTTGTTCAGGCTTTTATTGACGGGAAGTGCGTAGAAAGTAGAGGCATAGCAATAAGAATGACTGAACGCCCTTTTTCCGGTCAAAGGTATAACCGGGAGTACAGGATCACCGTCTGAATCCACGCCATAGGGGTTTAAAAGCTCATCAACTTCCTGCTTGCTCTCATCGGTCTGTGGTATCAATTTCTTGCCGACTATAAGCCTAAGATAGCGATTGCTTACCCTTCTCGGCCAATGATCGGCCATCAGGTCGAAACCGTTCCTTACTGCATAGTCCTTGATCACGTCTTCAGGTTTTTGTCCGGGTCTGAGCCCTATCTTTACAACCGTTGGAGATTCGTCACCCTTGCGCATAAAAACCGCCCAGTCCTCTTTTTCCACCTTCAACATGTAAGCTTCGATCTCCCAAATCACCCGTTTTTTCAGGTCTTCGGGAGTGTCACCGGGCTTTTCAGGATCTATAGCGTAGTTATCCTCACCCTCTACAGTATCGGTTAGCTCGCCGGTTCTTTCCTCATCTGTATCGTCAACCTTCTCAAAAACTAAGTCTTCTTCTTTTACGTCATAGTGATCTAAAATATACTTCTTGGTTCTTAACTGTGCCTTAATAAGATGGGTGTCTGAAAAATCTCGTTTCTTTGACTTGGCATCCCAATACCACAACGTAGGGTCTTGGCCCTCGACCACCACACGGCCAAACATACCCTTGCTTTCGTCCTGCTTGACATAAAAGAACCCATGACCGCCGGTTTCCTTACGGTCAACAACGTCCCTTATGACTTCCTGCTTGTTGTTTTTTGCGGCCACAAAATCCAACGCCCATTTGAGCAATTCAGCTACATACGGGTCGCTCTCCCTGGTCGGAAATACCTTAATTTCCGGGTTGTTGGCTGTAACAATGGCGGAATTACCCTGCACACCCTTACGGCACTTGTTCACCGTAACGGGGATCTGGCCCGTCTCTGCAAGCTCCTCTTTTTCGCCAGACTCCCACATCTCATTGAAGATAACAGCCTTTTCACCGTCCTTATCTCTTGTGAGCCAGTCCTTACGCTCCGGTGCATCCTTAAATCGTTTCAGCTCACGATAAACTTCAACGACTTCGGGTTTTGCGTCCGATCCTTGTATCTTGTCTATGTTTATTGATTTCATGGTGTCACTATCCCCGGACTTCTTTCATACCAAAACGTAACCGCAAAATGCTGTGTGAGCTTAATGCAGTCATCAGCAATTAGCTCAAATGATGGAAACTCGTTGCCCTTATCAATACATGACTCGAACACCGCCGCCATGATTTTTGACCTTTCACCCTCCGGTACGTCCAGGATTTGCTCACCCGGCAGCCTGATATAAACATGCCTTACAAATAAACCGGGATCTATAGTGGACTTCACTTGGTAGCCGAATTCCCACGGATGCACCACTGTAGTCTGAACCGTATCAATCGGGGCAGTCTGATAAATACCCCTTACAAGCTGAGTTTTCCCTGTACCCTGATTCTCAACATATTCCCTTAAATCCTGCAGGGCTTCCGCAACCCTTGGGTCATGCTTGATGTCCTCGTAACGCTTGATCTTGCGCTTATTCATGTCGATTACGTTGCTCATTTCTTCTACTCAGGCCAATTTGCAAGACACTCGTTCTTGGCTTTTTTTAGCATTGTTTTTACGACCTTCTCATCCAAGTAGCAAAAATCGCTAACATAAGCCCCGGCTTTTTCCATTGCCCTTTTAAATGCTATCTTAGCATCAAGCTGAGCTTTCTTCTCCCATGTCTTACGCACCATATCTGGATCTGGTGTCCCATGAAGCCTTTTCCTGTTCAATTCTTCCAGAGATTCAAGCCGTCCCTCTATAATCTGTAATCTGTTTTCCACAATTGCCTCCCAATAATTGCCTCCCAATAATTATAATGCCCAATTTGATTTTCCCTTGTCCTGAAAACGCCGACGCCAGCCTGTTAGCGGCTTTTTCGCTTTCTCCGGCAGTGATTGCCAAAAATGACCGTGTATAGCCAAGGCAGCAGCAATTACGCAGTCATCGTGAAAACCCTCCTCAGCTTCCAACCTCTCACCTAATTCTGTTTTGATAAATGTAGCGCCCTCTGACAACAAGTGCTTGCAATAAACCCTTGCTTTTGTACTGATAAAATACTCCCGAAGATCCCCGCAGATATCGAATTTGGCCTGCTTACTGCTCTGCCAACCTACAACCTTCGTCAGTCCACTCCCGACCTTCGCAGATACCGTATTGACATAGAGATTGGCTTTCATCTGCCGCAATTGCTTACAAACCGTGATTCCAGCGCCGTTTCGCTCCGGCACGATCAACGCATTGTCAAAATACTGGCTCAACCGGTACAGTTGCCTCGCCCATTCAACAGAATCGATCTTATTGCTCCGCATACGGGCTATAATTTCATGTGTGATACGGTCATATACATATGCCACACTGTAATCACGCCCTAAACCCTCGGATATATCGGTTCCGATAACATAACGCTTAGACCACGGCAGGTCGTCGTAATCCTGGTTGTAAATGTATGGATAACGCCATATTTCTAGGATCCCCTTGTTACCCTCTCGAAACACAATCTCACCGCCCTTACTCTTAACCAGCCAGCCCGTAACTCCGGTAGTTGTCTTTTTGTGCCGTGTGAGCGAATCGCCAAAGAAACACAGTTCAAGCATGGCATCAAATGAACAGTAAAACTCCTGCTGTACCAGGGCTTCATCCATGCCAGCCTCACGCTCTGCCTGAACGTCGTCCTTAGATATCGCCGGTTTGCCGTCATTGTTCGTGGTGTTGTCTACCGTAAGGATCGATATATACCAAGCATTGTTGTCTTGGTTATCGTTTAGAAGCTTGAATAGGTGATTTCTACCCCTGGGAGTGCCGTTGAATACCGCCCATCCCTTGTTTTCACGGATGATCGGCCGGATATAATCCCACGCTTGCGGGTTTTGTAGGCTGTACTCTGAGAAAACACATCCTATCGGGTTGGTACCCATAATTGCGTCTACCTGATCAGTACCAACAATTCTAAATACTGAACCATTTACTATCTCAATCTTCATTTCATCATTTCTAACGTGCCGCCTGATAGCTTTTGGTATGTGATCCATAAATGGAAAACCCGCAGCGTCCGCCCCTTCCCACAAAATAAGCCTGCCCTGCTTGTATGTGGGTAGGAAATAGTAATACGAGCCCACACGCTCTAACATCCTCGCAACCATGAAATTAAGAAAAGTTTTGTCCTTGCCAGAGCGGCGATGCCACACACAGATTGCCCGGTCATATCCACTATCCATCGCCTGTAAGAACGGCAGCTGGTAAGGTCTTGGCTCAAAATTATAGGGTATTCTCATAAAACTACTTGTCATACTTCACTATCTCGATTTTAATCTCCTGATCCTGAACAATCTTCTCCGTGAAATCAGCCTCGCTCTTTCCCATCAGCTCCGAGGCTTTGTGCCGGTCTTTGATGTCAATGTCTGTATTTCTCATGGTATCAGTCCAGAATTTCTGCCTTTCCTCTCTCGTAGCGATAGGCCCTTTTTTCCGTTTTTGCTCTCGCTCCTTAATAGCCTGTATAATCCTACGTTTCCCTACGTTCTGAAGTCCCGACCTTTCCGCTTGCTTATATCCTGCTTTTCTGGCCGCATCTGTAGCGTTGCCGTCGTAGAAATCAATGAATCGCTGCTGTTTGGTGGTGAACTCTTTCTTTGGTGTGGTCATAATATTTAATTAGAAAACCCCGCCCCTGTTTCCTGGTCCCCACTGAGTCAACTGTGGCCCTGCCTGTCATCTATTCTTCTAATGGTGAATTAAGTCGTGATCTTGTCCAATAGCAGCCTTCGCCGATTTGGAATTTTGGGCCGTTGTTATCGATGACCATGCTTTTCTCTTGGCGTTCCAGGAAATAAGCTTCAGCTACATCGAGATCGGTAAAATCACTTCCCATACATTGATTGTAATATTGGAACAAGTAGCCCCCTCTCACTTATTATATATCAGAGATTAAGAGGCAGTAGCGTACTGCATATAGTAAGATTTGATTTTTTTACGACTTAGGCAGGTATTTTTGGAGGATTTCTACGATGGATAGAACGTTGGGGGTTTCATCGGTGTTGAATTTTTCGCCACAATCCTTACATTGCTTATAGCGCCTAATTACAAATGGAGTGCTTAAAGGTTTTGTGTTTAGCGTCTTGCTGTCACCTCCGCACACCGGACAATACATTTCTTTGCTCATAAACCCTCCTATAGTGTTTGATTTTTCATACACCAATTTGATGAAAATGTCAACATATGGTGTCGATGAACGATTTGACCACTATTGAACGGAAGTTTTTTCGGTGCTTAAAATCTTTCCGAAGTATTTTCACTCCTTAAAATCTTTCCGTACCTAAGCATCCGGCTCCCGCCGATATGCACCGTCCATAAAATCAGCTTTTTCGCATCCAAGGCAATTAAACTCACCACAACGGTTCATGCTGGCCGCATCAAGACAATCCCGATATTTTAGGCAGTTCAAAGCTGCATATTCTTTAGCTGCTTCTCTAAGCACCCTCAGTCCATATTCTTTGGTATCTGGCTCTGGCTTGTGCCGTCTCTTGTATTTTTCGGGATTGTTTTTTATCCATTTTTTATTATATTCCGCCATGCAACATATACACCATACATTCCTGCTAAACTTGTGTTGCTTACTCGCTCTAAACTGATACCACCATTTCACCGTTCCACATTTTGTGCATTGTTTTGAAAAGCCCATTATTTCTCAATAATCCTCATTTTATAATTATCGCTCCTTCATAGCCCCACAATTTGGTAAGGCGCACATCTGATATATGGCTGTCGTTTTTATAGATAGCATCAGCAAGAGCTTTAAACAGATTGTCAATATCGGGGGTCTGTTCATGTGGTTGAGCGCACATATTATGCTTCTTTTTTTTAGACCATGACGGAGGCATTGGAATGATAAAAATAACATGAGCTCCATGTACAGGTAGTTGAATATCCAACATTCTTACGCCTTCACACCACTGGAAATACCGCTTGTGAACAGGCCGATATTTATCACGTTGTGTCATTCTCGGTTTGCCTATGGGTGTTATTGGATATGATGTCATTCGCTTTTATGCGCTCCCACCGCATTACACAAAACCCAAAGGACACCCACGATTGCCAGTAGGATTTTAATTACATATTTTTTCATTTCATTGTCTCCGTGTCGTTAGGCATGATATCCCGTATCCGGTGTTTTTTTGCCCTGCGCAATATCCACCAGCCTGTTATGATTAGAGCTATGCCGAGGATAGTTTTCATGGCTTTTCCCTCCTATGTGCAGTCATCCTCACCGCATTTTTTTTTGCCATCCTCTACATCGAAATCTCTTAACAAATGCTCCATTCCACGATCTTCGTACCATTTATAAAAATCATCCCAAGTCATCCATCCTTCGGGTGTATCAAAGTATCCCTTTTCCAGTCTAAGCGGTGTAGCGTTTCCCGATGGATCCACATAATCCACTACCACATTATCCGGTGGACATATCATCGGTGTAGTGACACAGCCCGCCAATAAACACACAACACATAAAACTAAAAATAGTTTCTTCATGGTTTTACCTCCCTTTGCCAATCATGGGGACAGCTAATTTGACAACCCAGGCTTAATTTAAAATACCTTACCCATCCATTTGGGTTTTTTTCTGTTCGATAGTTTTTGGCATCAGTTATTTTAACTTTCCCTTTGTCCATAGATAGATACAATCTGGAAACCTCTGCACTTCGCCAGCCACCAAGCCCAACCTCTACCCCTGGATTTTTTTGAATCGCCACCACCGCAATAGCCCCTTTGAGATTGTCGTGGATCGCCTTAAGCGCCTTTCCAACTGCATAAAACTCATCGTGTATCTCTAAGAAATCTATTAAAATTAATTTATCTTCACCGCCCGGAATAGCATCACCGAAATTCTCAGACCTTCGATATGCGCTAAACTTCCACTGGTCTATCGAAGTATATGGAAATAAATCTAACCGTTTCCGCATCTCTTTTGCGCCCATCTCTGAATTGAAATAGTGTACATCCCATCCCCTTTGATTCTCATAAACCATATTCAGCATAATAGCGGTCTTTCCAGAACTTTTCATTCCTGCGATCATAATCATGTTGCCTGGGTAAATCTCAACGTAGTCGGACAATTCAAACGGCAACCAAAGATCTACCGGTTCAGCATCCACATTCTTGAAATCCATTATTTCTAATTCAGTTTCTTTCCTGCGATACATCCCCCGCTTACTCGCATGGCGCTCAATAAAATTCATTAAAACCAATTTCTCAAACTTGCGAATATAAATTTGCTGGCGGTCAATATCGTTCGTCATCTCCCTAACGTGAAACCAACCAGGAGCCTGCATTGCAAATTCATGAGCTTTAACTATATCCAAACTAACCATGTCCATATTGTCATGTGTCATATCGGCTCGTACCTGATATACTTATCTTTGTTGTAATGTTTTTTGTCGTTCCTAACCCACTTATAAAAAACCAATGTCCAGTCCTTCCACTTCGTTCCTTTTGCGCCGTGGTGGTTTTTAAAGTCCTCGAAAAGCTGCTCCGCATACCCTGAGTTTTCGCAACCTTGTTTTTTGACGTAAGCCCTCATTCTGTCGGTAAGGAAAATGTTGGTGGGAAGTGGTGTGTTTTGGGGGAACTTAAAATTCGCTCTTATATCTTTATTCTTTAATGCTTTACATTCTTGTCTGTGGTCGCTTGTTGGTCGCTTGTTGGTCGCTTGTTGGTCGGAGTCGGTTTTATCACCTTGATAAATATCCCAATTTATTATCGTTATTATACTATATTTGTTGGTCGATTTTACGCTAATATTGTTTGAGTTCACAAGAAACGCGACACAACGCCGGATTGCGGACTCGTGCATCCGTAAGTCCTTGGAAGCCTTACGTCTTCCGAAGACGAATTGTCCGGGTTTTATCAGCACTCTTTGGTAGCCAACTATCGCAGTCCTTTCTTTGTGCGATGCTTTCAAGAGGCAATATGTCCAGAAAGCCCACAATTTATGATTTCCCAACCACTCATTATCAATAGACTTTCGCCATATTTTGATATAGCCTCGATTCATCCACTAAACCATCTCAACCAACTCTTGCTTTTTATCAATGAGGGCCTTAAAAACATCATCAGGTATCCAGTCGTGACGCTCAAGTAGATTGTCAATGTATTCCTGCAGCCAGTCCAGCCTCGCCTTGAGAACCGGCTCAACCTTGCCTATAATTTTGGGTTTCATCTCGGATTCTCCATTTTATTCAGCGCCCTAATTAATCGGGGTTTCATCTTCAGTAGACGCTTGTTGTTGGCTTCCCTTGCGGATATCCGCTTCTTTGGCTTGCTCATATACTGGCTCCATCGGCCCCCTGATTGGATATCTGGGGCATATGTTTTTGTGTCCGTGATTGTCTTGGTAGCATATGGGACAGTTTTTCATGTGAATAATTTTAGTTGTTTTTGTTCAAATTCAATACGCTCTAAATTCTTGATAGCTTGATTGTAATATGATTTTTTAAGTTCAATTCCTATAAACCTCCGATTGATTTTCAATGCCTGATAACCAACACTCCCTACACCAACAAACGGATCAAGAACCGTGTCGTTTTTGTTGGTCCACAACTCGAGACATCTTGAAATTGAATCTAATTGCAATGGACATATATGTTTTTCGTCTTTTTCATCCCTGGCCGCAGAAATGTTCAAGGTATTTGATTGTTTAATATCATCCCAAACTGGAGAGGCGTATCTTTGCCAAACTTCATGGCTATATTTATTTTTCCTTGGGTCATCGTTTTTTGCCCGTTGTGGTTCTGGTCTTTCTCCAATGTATCTTTCAAAACCCCTTCCGTGAGATATTGGTTCTGGATTTTCCCCTGGCTTTCGCATTGTAATGATATAATCAGACAACCCCATATTACATCTTGATGAATCCTTTGAAATCTGTTTATGAGCTAATCCGAGGGCTTTTGTCCTTACTGCTTGAATGAGAGGATCTTTCCATATCGTTACTCTTGAATGATAAATAAAATCATTTTCTTCAAATGATTGAATTATTTTACCAGGAAAATCTTTTAACCCAATAAATCCATCTTTGGTTATTGTCGCAAGCAAATCCATACAATGAACAGACACCAACCTCCCCGGCATTATAACCCTAAACAATTCTGGGATTAAAAACCCAAAGTGTTTTTTAAATTCATTGTCCCCTTTTGAATTTCCCATATCTCTTTCAGAATCAGAATATGTAAATAAATCTGAAAATGGGGGTGAAAATAATGAATAATGAATTGAATTGTTTGGAATCGGTTTTATTACTTCAATAGAATCCCCATGATATAACGCCCAATTATCACTTATTTTTTGATCTAATACCTTCATAACCATTTTGGGATCTCCATTTTAATTTTAGGATTATATGGTTCTGTTTTGATATCGTATCTATTTAGTTGTTTTATTGTATTTGTTTTTACATATGATACCATTTCGTGAAACATTTTTTGGGCATCTTCTTCTTTACGTTTAACATTTTCAAGCACTGGCCTTTCTCGTTCCCCAATAACAATATGCAAATTGACCGGATTTTTTTGACCAAACCGCCAACATCTTCTTGTAGCCTGATAAAATTGCTCGTATGAATCTGACAAACCAAAGAAAATGATGTTGTGGCACGCCTGCCAATTAACACCGAAACCATTTATCTTGCTTTTAGTTATAAGTCGCTTTATATTTCCTTTTGAGAACTCTAAGACAGTATTTTCTTTATGTTCTATTGAATCCGATCCTTTTATTTCAACGGCATTAACGAGATGTTTTTTAAGTAGCTCGCCTTCAATATTAAGATTACACCAAACAAGCCATATGTCATCTGGATTATTTTGTACTAGTTGTAAAGTCTTATCAAGCCTTTGTGGCATAGATTCCTTTCTTGCAAAACGCCTTTCTGATAGTGTTGTGGCTTCCTCTACAAACAATGAGTATTTCTTGCCATGATATGGTAAAAGGTGCTCTTTTATATTCAGTGGCGGCAAATTAAAACCGTTATTTGCAAATCCTATATCCTGTGGTTTTTGCATAATTACAGCCCATGTTGCCACCCACTCCCAAAACTTATTATCTTTAACATACCCCTTTAATCTCCAGGTCCCGGTATGAGATGCATCATTAATAAAATACATAGAAAGCATCTCAGCTCTTGTCATAACTCCTAAAAATTCAGAGGTATTACCAAGCTCCATATAATCATTTGGGGCTGGTGTTGCCGTGCAACAAAGTTTATATGGAATATATAAAAAAGCGTCTATTATATAGTTTCTTATTTTTCCTGCAAAGTTTTTTAAAATACTTGATTCATCAAGAACAACACCTCCGAATTCATCGGGATTAAATTTTTCTATCCGTTCGTAATTCGTAATATTAATTCCAGATTTGACATCTTTTTGTGATTTGCACACATTAACAGAAATTCCAAATTTCTCACCCTCGTGCTTTGTTTGAAGCGATACTGCCAATGGAGCAAATATAATAATATTCTTTCCTGTTTTAATATAGATTTGATTAGCCCATTCAAGTTGCATTGGAGTTTTGCCAAGACCACAATCTGCGAAAATAGCAGCCCGGCCCTTAAACAATGCCCACCTTATCAACACTTTTTGCCATTCAAAAAGCATCGGATTTAGACTCGATATCGACATTTCAAACCCATACGAACCATGCTGAACTATTTTTGATTCAAGAAAATCCTCATATTTCTGGTTCACAATAGACCACCTTAATCTCTTTTGATTCAGCATGTTCGATTTCTGTTTGAATTCCCCTTGACTCGTCCCATCCCGGCAAGCATAAAACGTGCATCTCATCACAAATATCTAAAACCCACAAATCTTGACGCAACCAAAAGTCATGGTCGCATGGATCAACTGTGCAATGTTTAGATATCGGGTGAGAGTGAGAAAGTGGGCTGAAAACAAGATTGCCCTCCATCATTAATTCGGCAGCTTTTTTATCGACCCTTCTAACGCGCCATTCTCTAACGTGAACCTCTGGGTGGCTATATGGTGCGGCCAGATATATTTTTTTCATCTGATCAAGTCTTTCGGATCGATATCGAAGACCTCAGCTATCCGCTCAGCGTTTTTCAGAGATGCTGCGGATAAAATCTGATTTACTCGTTGCCGTGTTACCCCCAGCTGTTTAGCCAGCCAAACCTGAGTCTCGCCTATGCGTTTCAACTCATTCCGTATTTTTTCTGTATTTAGCTTCATGATATATAGACTATCAAACTACAACCCGATTGTCAACCACTTTTACTTACACATAAACCACTGATATTCCACCAATTTAAAAAAAGTGTGTCTATGTTAATAAAATGACTTGACATAATATATCAATGTGTGTTTTAATGTTTTTAAAAGCACAAAAACCCATCCAAAGGAGTGCCATGAAAACCATAGAGATAAAGTCACGATATGATGGCAAGGTTATTTTTTCAACTAAAGCGGAATCTTTGAAAGTAGCGGTTGAGATCGCAGTTAGGTCCGGAGCGGATCTTGCCCGAGCGGATCTTGTCGGAGCGAATCTTGCCGGAGCGTATCTTGTCGAGGCGAATCTTGCCCGAGCGAATCTTGTCGAGGCGAATCTTGCCCGAGCGGATCTTGCCCGAGCGAATCTTGCCGGAGCGAATCTTGCCGGAGCGGATCTTGCCGGAGCGGATCTTGCCCGAGCGAATCTTGCCGGAGCGTATCTTGTCGGAGTTGAAACCCCACCTATCAATTCCCATCAATTCGCATCAGAAATACTCTGGCGCAAATCCAATACGAAAAGTCAAAAAAACTTTTCAGCACGAATCAGAATGGAGACAAATTTATGCTGGAAAGATTTTTATAAATTGGCCAGAAAAATGAGGGTTTTAACTTGGGCCGAAAAAACTCTGTCCATGTGGGATGAGTATAAGGAAGAAATTGCAGAAATAAAAGGTTAAAGTCCAATGCCCCCTGACCCGAAAGGCCATAGCTGCTGAGTACCAGAAGGGGGCAGGGTCAAATAGCCGCCACGTTCATTTACGGCTTCCACACTCACAGAAAGAAGCGCCCGAGATGGACACGGCGGCAAAAGCATAAATCTCAAAAAGGAGAAATTATGGACAACTGGAAGCATCGAAGCGAGGGAATGAGGTGTAAGACATGCATGTGGTTTACAATAAAGGATACCACACAACCGGCAAGCTCAGATGTTGGCCACATTGGGCGATGTCGAAGGCATGCCCCCACAATGAACGGCTACCCAGTAGTTTTTGAATCTGACTGGTGCGGAGATCACAAGCTAAACGAAAACATCTAAAGGCGGCATAGCAGCAAGTTCTTTTACATGCCCTCCTGATTCTGGTGACCTGTATATCCGTCCATGGATGCTTTCATAGGGAAAGTACAGACCGGTTCGATTCCGGTGCGGGGGCGACAGTTTGGGATAGTCTGACGGGCGGTGGTGGAACACCGAAAGGGTGAGGTCAGTAAGCCAGCAATGGTGAAAGTGGAAGGGTGCTATCCCATCAATGTGGGGCTGGGCAATGAACCAAAAAAACAATGGGTGGTAGGCCCACCCGCTTAAAATCATCGGATTGCCCGGCCCTCAACCAAATTAGGAGAAACGCCATGAAAGTAAACGGAAAACACTACCCGCTATGGGGTCAATTTGTTGAGCGTAAGGAAGAGTGGCTTGGCGGCACACTTGAAGACTTTGGAGATGGAATGGATAGGGCAATGGGTTTCAAGGGTGCTCGTGGAATTATCACAGATATTGTCCTGCGTCCGAATGGAAAAGACTCTGCATATTTTGAGGTTAGTTCTGATGGTTGGGGGTGTGGGTTTGACGTTAAGGTTGGCGGCATAAGTGGAGATCCTAATAATAAAGACGGTTGGATAACCTTCTCCGGTTATGGTGGCCACACGTGGAGAATCAGGGCCGAGGGAGAAAAGCCATGAGCAACCGCACAATATTTTGGCTGATGATTCTGGGATTTGCGATGGCCTACAGCATCGGCATTTTCTACGGGGGATAAAATGAAAACACCCTGGCAACATCTCAACTACATCATTTGGTTTTTACTCGGCGCTCTTATGGTCGTGATCCCGTGGGCGCTGTATGGAGGTATGCTGTGACCAACTGCTTGGGAAACTAAAAACCCTTGCCGAATACTTACCGGAGGATCAAAAATGAGAACAATCGTACATTTAGAATTAGAGGTTGAGGTTGATTTTGACGCTCAAAAGGCAGAACCGATGACTCGTCACTATCCGGGCAATCCGGCAGGGGTTGAAATCAACACCCTTTTGATAAACGACATCGAACTAGACATGAAACTGTTTAACAGCATTATGAAAGATTTTCAGCATGAGGTTGAAGAAGCCTGTTGGGTTGAGATTGCAGAGGATGAGCATGGAGGCATGCTGTGAAATACACAGAAAAAATACACGCAGAAGGGTTATTAATAATTTTTTCAGAAATAGACACTTGTCACCGTTGTCCAGCAAGTAGAATAAAGGCGGTTATGGGTGTGACTCGGTGGGATGGAAAACACAGATTTAATATGCCACAATGCGACATCTGTTGGGATTTTATTGGGGCTAAGTCTTGGCAAGATGGTTGGGGTAAGTGTCCGTGTTCCAGTCGTAACCAAGAAAGGGCCGCAAGGCGAACATGGCTTGCCTTAGAGGAAAAGGGGTATATCCAATGAAGTATACTAAGAAGATACACGCAGAGGGGTTGTTAATAATTTTTTCAGAAACAAACACTTGTGGGCGTTGTCCCTCGGTAGAAATGAAGAAGGTTATGGGTGTGGCTCTGTGGGACGGAGAAAGCGAAGAATTAGATGCGCCACAATGCGACATCTGTTGGGATTTTATCGGGGCTAATCGTTGCCAGGATGGTTGGGGTGAGTGTCCGTGTTACGGTCGTAACCAAGAAAGGGCCGGAAAGCTTACATGGCTCGCTCTGGAGGAAAAGGGGTATCTCTGATGGATTGTTGCGAAAAGTGCGGATTCAACACAAATTTTCCAAGGGTAATCAAGCACTCCGGCGCTGTGGTCTGTGAGGACTGCTATATTGATGCGTGTCCCCACGAGCAGCGTGAAATCCAGTACGGCATAGGCAAATATTGTGTGTCCTGTGACATATGCGATTTTGAGTTTGATTTGATATTAAGGAGGGAAAATAATGAGGATAAAACGAGCAGAACAACTATCAAAAAAATTCGCTGATTTTTTAGGTGATTCGGTCAAAATCGAACACAGCACATGGACGCATTATGTCAAGTGGGGCAAGGCAAACGGAATACCCGAAACAGAAATATGTTTATCATATTTTGTATTTGGAAAGTGTAACCAAAAAGTTTTTAAGGATTTAGACGAGGTGGAAATATTCATCAATGACTATATGGTCAAAACCAAGTCCAGGAAAATACTTTTTAGGAGATTTAATAATGCCATATGAAAAAGACGGTAAAAAATTTCCAAGATGCACAAACATTATATCTGACTGTACCAATTCATCCGGTGCGTTGACTCAGTGGGCAGCTAACATGGTTGTGGAATGGATAAAGGAGAATGTGGGACAAGAAGAAATTGGGATATATCCTGTAACCGATGACCATTTAAACGATGCTCGTTTCAACTTCCGCAAGGTCAGCCAAAAGGCGTTGGATATTGGGTCAGAGGTTCACGACCTGATTGAAAGTTATTTAAAAAATCAGGATTCCATTACCATAGATTCCCAACTTTCATGGTCAAAACATGAACAGGCAAACCAAGCATTTCAGGCGTTTCTTGCATGGTGGGTGGAGAATGACATCAAACCCATATCCCTTGAGCAAACCGTGTGGGGTGATCGGTGGGCAGGGACATTAGATATCCATTGTTTTTTAAATGGCAAAGAATATGTAATTGATTGGAAGACTTCAAAAAATCATTACCCTGCCCAACATGGCCCTCAAATTGCTGCATATCGAAGTTGTATTCCTTCTGCTGAAGGGTGTGGAATATTAAGGATAGATAAAGAAACAGGTCTTCCAGATTGGAAGGATTACTCAAAACGATATGAAAAAGATTTAGCAACCTTTAATGCAATGGTGGAACTTTACATATTGCGACATCCAATTATAGCAAGGAGGATGCAAGATGGTAAAAGTACCAATTCCTTGTGACCGATGTCAAAGATAACGTGCAAACAATAAGTTATAAAGCAAATAGAATGAAAAACAATTCAACGTTTAAGGAGTTTGAATTACTATATAATAATTGGAAAAAACAAATAGAAGGGGGTTAATTATGACAGTTTATGAAATTTTAAATAATATACAAACAAAATTAAAAGTGCCTAAAAATCAATATAATAAATTTGGGGAGTATAATTATAGATCATGTGAAGATATCTTGGAAGCCGTCAAACCATTGTTATCTGGTTCTATTATAACGATAAATGATGAGGTGGTAAATATAGGTAATAGATTTTATATAAAAGCTATCATAACAATAACATATGACGGGGAAAGTATCTCCTGTTCAGCATTTGCTCGTGAAGATGAAAACCAAAAGGGTATGAGTGTTAGCCAGGTCACAGGGTCAACTTCGAGTTATGCACGAAAGTATAGCGCAAATGGCCTATTTTTAATAGATGACACAAAAGACGCTGACACGATGGACAACACCCAAAAACAACAACCATCAGCACCAAAGACACAAAAAACTAACAACGAAATGTCATCAAAGCAATGGACCTTCATCAAGTCCATCGGCATGAAAAACCACGAACTCACGGAAGATGAGATTGTCGATATGGTTAAGTGGAAAGCCGATGAACAAAACCTCCCACCGAGGCATTGGAAAATGAGCAAACTGCTGCTGCCGGAAGAAAACTTTGAACAAGTCCTGTCCGAGTATTCCGAACACAAAATGAACGAAGCACAAACTGATGACACACCATATTGATGAACTATAAGTGAACCCGCAACCCGGTTGATGAGCTATAATTGAACCCTCAACAAAAAACCAAAGCGGTCAAATTAAGCAAGTCGGAATATGTCAAACTCAAACATCAGCTATGGGAAAAGGCGTACAGGGCTTGCTCAAAATGTGACATGTACACACCACCGGAAACCACCCACCTTCATCATAAAATCTCAAAGGGTGCTGGTGGCGGGGATACGGAAGACAATCTGGAAGTCGTGTGCTGGCGATGCCACAGATTAATCCATGATGGGAATTTATAAGGGGGAGTAGTGAAAAAGAAACGCTCCATAAACATACCCCTTCAACTCCGGTGGGAAGTTGGCCGAAGTTTTTACTGTGTTCCATACGGTGATGAAGCTGTTGAAAAAATCAAGGAGTTCACGGTCAATCAAGTCCTTGACTCGAAGCTCACAGGCTCAAAGAAAGCGAGGTCATATGCTCAGTTGGGATTATATTGGGCTTGCTGTTCAACTGCCGCTGAACTCTTATCAGACCACGACAACATATTAGACAGAAGGGACATCGACTTTGATGCAAAGATTCGAGTTGCTAAAAAGAAACCGGAACTAATCAGAAGGTTCAAGATAGTTGGGGGTATCACATATTTAGAACCAATATCAACGTCATTTGCTAATATGAAGCACTTAGAGGCCTGTAGGTACTACGACCATGCCTTGAAGGAAATAGGTAAAATGGTGAGCATGAGTGTTGATAGATTGATAGCAGAAGCCAAAGCGAGGATGGGATGAAAAAGTGTCCGCACGAAACATTCAGCAAAGCGGTTTATTACCATAACAAATTCTGCAAGGAAATGCAAAGGAAGAAAATCAGGGCGCATTGTGATCGGTGTCCTCATTTTTGCAAAGAGGATAGGAAATAGATGTTGCAAACACCCGCCGACATATCAAGGGGTAGGTGATGCAGACGTATTTGAGCCTGTTCTCAGGCGTGGAAGGTGGAGGGTTAGCATTTCAGCACTTAATAAAACCAAAATTCAGGTGTGTAGGATATGTGGAAATAGATGAGTACTGCCAAAAAGTTATCAGACAAAGACAAAAAGACGGATTCCTTGACGAAGCCCCGATATTCGGCTGTATCAAAGATTTCATCCATCAAGGGTACGCCAGACGATATAGGGGCATGGTTGACCTCGTTACGGGGGGATTTCCATGCCAAACATTTTCCACGGCCACCCATGGAGTCATCACAGCAGCCAACTTATGGCCTTGGATGTTTAAGACCATTTCAACAATTAAGCCTGGTTTCGTCTTCGCAGAGAATGTCAACAAAAAAGCAATTGGAAAGGCTGCATCGGACTTACATCTTTTGGGTTACTATTCCAGGGCGATTAAGATTAAAGCGTCAGACATGGGCGCAGATCACATTCGGTCACGATATTGGCTATGTTCATACTCCAACAACCAAGGCGAACTATTCATCTCGATCGATGCAAAAATGGAAAAGTTGCCGTTTATTCAAAAAAATATTTGGGAAACCATGCCCGATAAATCAAGAATATCTGATAGGGTGGCCCACAGGATGGACAGACTTAAGGCCATTGGCAACGGACAGATTCCACAAGTGGCTGCGACTGCATGGGAGATACTGAAACCTTGACACCACCCGCCGACATATCGTACCGTAAAACCCATATCAATCATATGGGGGGTGAGTGCATGAAGGGAGGGGTTATGAAAAAGTACACAAAATATCTAAAATATGTGATTCGACATAAGTGGTTTGTATTAAGAGAATGTTGGAAAATAAAACTGTATTGGCGAGGAATAACACACGATTTAAGCAAGTTGTTGCCATCTGAATTTGTTCCATACGCACGATATTTTTATGGAGATTACCCAGAGCATGAAAAATTTATTCAAGGTGAGGGGAAAGATTGTTATAATGGTTTATTTAAAGAGGATATCCAAAGGCATTTTGACATTGCATGGTTAAAACATATCCACAGAAATCCTCATCATTGGCAATATTGGTTGTTACAAGAAGATGATGGAGATTTGAAAACAATACCAATGCCTATGAAATATCTAAAAGAGATGCTCGCAGATTGGCATGGGGCGGGAATGGCCATCACAGGAGAAAACAACACAGATGAATGGTTTTTAAAAAATGAAGATAAAATCAAACTCGGCAAAATACAAAAAGAATGGATTAAATATAAATTGGGTTTATGACAATTAATTCGTATTAACACATGAAAATATAGTATCTGCTCATTGTAATATGCACTTATTGTAAGTGTTTATCCGCCCCACCGGGCAGAATCAACAATCTCAATGATTCTTGCCAACGGCATCAGCTAATTTGGGGATCTCATAATTGGCTAATTTCAATTCGAGAATCGAAATCCTAGAACTTAGAATCGCTAATTGTTGGAGGACATTTTGGTAAACTTGATCCCCAAGCACACAATCACCGCAACCACTATTATTATTATCTTCAAAATCAGGCATTTAAAATTTTCCCACATTATTTCTTTGGCTTCGTCAGAACAATCTTAAATATCACAATGCCGGTTATGGCTATCAGATACACCAATCCGAGCAGCTTAACGCTTGCTATAGGTATCGTTGTGAATATTCCATACAGGGCTTCCATTAGGTTACATCCTCTAATCTGACACCGTGTTCCTCTAATATGAAAAGAAACTGTTCCCAAACCCTGTCAAGAGTAACTACACCGTTATGTTTTTCCCATTCCTCACCACGATATTTGATTTCATTCCTGAACCAACGGTTCATGTCATACAGGGTATGCCAGTACCGAGGCCCATTATAGGCCATAGTGTACTTGTTTTTATCTTCAGGTAGATCGAATTTCAGGATCGCTTCCATTTATTCAACCCAAATAACATCCCTATCTTCACAAAACGGACATCCCTCAAATCCGTCAATAGGTTCCCATTCTATTTCTTCACAACTGCATCCGTCTGTATCGTAATCATATTCTTGCATCTTTTTCTCCTTTGTACATTTTTCTTGAACGCTAAATTTTTTTGAACATTTCCAACATCTTTTTTTTGCGCTTTTTGCGCTCAAATTCCACCTTTAATTCAACTGCTGTACGATATCCCTCGATACCGGCGCCGCAAGACAGTCGCTTTCGTTTGCCGTTAAAAAGCATACTCACCAACCAAACACCGTTCTGAAGAAAAACGCCCGGAACATTTGGATATCCAACATCATCGTCTTCCCCGGTAGGAATTACAATTTCACCGATTTTGCTACCTCTGAAGTTCCCCGTATTACCTTGGGTGTCCATGAATAACCATCCTTGTAAATGTCGAAATAAATCAAGCCCCAGTCAACCGTACCGGAACATTCTCTTGCGCCGTATTTAGACCCCAT